GCGCAGTATCTGGTACAATTGATAACATTGATTCTGAACCTAACATCCAGTGGGGCAAAATTGAACGAGTCAAACAAGTTGAACATTTACACTGCACTTTTTTGTATCGCGCTGGTGTCTATGATTATAATCTTGGGTTATCGCGTGTTGCCCATCGAGAAGAAACCTTGTTTACATACGGTTTGCATCGAAAGAAGTATCAGATTTTAGTTGTGCCTGACGCAGTAACATGGCACATGAAGAACCCACAAGGTGGCATTCGCAGTGAGACAAAGCGGGAGATGTACGAGCACGATGAGCAAATATTTAGAAATGTCCTTAAGTACAAAGACCATACTATTGTCGTTCTTAATTGCGGTCTCGGCGATCATATTGTCTTTAGTCACGTTTTGCCTGCTGTTCGCAATCCCCTTGTTTTTACATGCTATCCTGAAGTAATTCAAGGTAGACCAATAGCAGAAGCGCAACAGTTGTTTGGCGGTATTGATATTTGGAACATCTATAAAAAGATGGACCAGTGGAAGTGGCAAGGTAGTTTAGAAGACGCGTATCGGAAGTTATACCTATGATTATCATAGCACCATACGCCCAAAAACTACGTAACGGCAAACAAAATCCCAAGAATTATCCGTATTGGGAAGAATTGATTGAATTAATTGACGAGCCAATTGTACAAGTTGGCGTAACGGGCGAAAAACAGTTAGTTTCTGATTTTAGAACTGACTTGCCGATTAGTGCATTAAGGGAATTACTTTGGCAATGCCGCACATGGATTGGAGTAGATAGTTTTTTCCAACACCTTGGCTGGGACGAAGGAATAAAAGGTGTAGTATTGTGGGGACCTTCTGATCCACTGATATACGGACACCCTGAAAATATTAATTTGCTGAAAGGCAGAGAACACCTAGCAAAGAATCAGTTTCTTTGGTGGGAAGCAACAGAGCATAAAAATGAACGCTTTCTAAAACCATCAGAAGTTTTAGAATACTTAAAGGTATAAACATGGCATCTTCTGGCAATACTACAATTCAGATGTATTACAGCCCAACGGCTGGACATGTGCCCGCCGCGGCAAACTTGGCCAGTGGTGAGTTGGCGGTAAATACTGCCGATGGTATTTTGTATTACAAAAACGCAAACAGTGTTGTGTCTGTACTAGCAAATAGTAACGTAAACTCACACCTGCAGTGGGATAGTGCTAATAGCACACTTATTGTACTAAGCAACGGCGCATTAGAAATCCCTGTTGGTAATACCGTACAACAGCCCGCCAATGCTGCTGTTGGTATGATTCGATTCAACACATCTGTCTCTGAGTTTCAAGGCTATAACGGAACTGCTTGGAGTCAAATTGGCGGAGGTGCAACAGGTGGTGGCCCAGACCAAGTTTTTGTACAAAACCAAGCCATTGTAACTACTAGTTATACACTAACTACAGGTTATAATGCCGAATCAGTTGGTCCAATTACAATCAATGCGGGCGCAACAGTTACCATTCCAGCGGGTCAACGCTGGATAGTTTTTTAAGGATAAACAATGAGTTCAATCGTAATCTCAGGCGATACAAGCGGGGCAATTACCCTAGCTGCCCCAAGCGTAGCTGGTACAAATACTATTACATTACCCGCTGGTACAGGAACAGCCGCAGTTCAAGGCGTTTCTACTAATATTGTTAGCGGAACTGCCGTAGCTTCTACATCGGGTACAAGCGTTTCTATTACAGGAATTCCTAGTTGGGTTAAACGAATTACTCTTACGATTTTTGCAGTTGGCACAAATGGTTCAAGCGGAATAGAATCCCAAATTGGTAGTGGTAGTTTAAAAACTTCAGGATACGGTGGTGCGCAAGCGTACATATCAGGAAATACTGTTGCAAGCTCAACAATTCAAACAGGTTTGGGTGTTGTAAACCTAAGTTCTGCTTCTTATCTTTGGACCGGAACTGCGATATGGACAAATATTGGTTCTAATATTTGGATTGGCACATCAAGCACAGCGATTACTTCAAATTCATCTGGCACAGAACTTAACTACGCAACTTCTACTGTAACTTTAAGTGGAACATTAGATAGAGTCGCTCTTGCAACTACAAACGGAACAGACGTATTTACCAATGGCTCAATCAACATCTTGTACGAATAAGGATAAATCATGGCTTACGGAACAGTCAATGCTGATGTAATCGGTACAAGCGTAGCAGGAAGCAATCTAGGTGCAGGAAACGCTTCTATTATGAAGAACCGCATTATTAATGGTGCGATGAATATAGCTCAATACGGCACAGGAAGCACAAGCGTACAAACAGGTTCAAGTTATGTTTCATGCGATAGATATACCCTTAATGCTTCACAAAATTCTAAATTTACAATCCAACAAAATGCTGGTTCAGTTACCCCTCCAGCAGGATTTAGTAATTATTTAGGAATGACATCATCTTCCGCTTATAGCATTACTTCAACGGATTATTTTTTAGTTAGCCAAAAAATAGAAGGTTTTAATTTTGCTGATTTTAATTGGGGTACTGCCAACGCAAAAACTGTAACTTTAAGTTTTCAAGTTTATTCATCATTAACAGGAACTTTTGGCGGTTGTTTAAGAAATTCTGCTAATAATCGTTTTTATCCGTATTCTTATACAGTTTCTTCCGCAAATACTTGGACACCAATTAGCGTAACTATTGCTGGTGATACAACTGGTACTTGGGTTGGCGCTACTAATGGTACAGGTGTTGAAGTAATGTGGAGCTTAGGTACAGGTTCAACATATAGCCAAACGGCTGGTTCTTGGACATCTTCTACAGGACTTTCAGCTACAGGTGCAACATCCGTAGTAGGAACAAGCGGAGCAACCTTCTATATTACTGGTGTTCAACTAGAAGTAGGAAGTAGTGCTACTGGATTTGAGTATCGTCAGTATGGAACTGAGTTGGCTTTGTGTCAGAGGTATTACTGGCGTTCAAATGGGGCAAATAATTCTTATCCGTCTATATATGGAAACACTTTTGGAGCAACGGCAGTATTTGGTATTGCAGTTCCTTTCCCAGTTCCAATGAGAACATCGCCAACTGTAAATAAAAATGGCACATGGACTCTCAGTGGATGTGGACAACCAGTCGCATATAACCCCGATAACAATGGATTCACTTTGTATGTAGTGGGGACGGGGGGAAACAATGTCATTGCAAGTCCTAATGGCGCAACAACTTACATAGATACATCAGGAGCAGAGTTATGATTTATCAACTTACAAAGTTTTCAAATCAAGTCCTTCTGATTGATGGTAATAAAACCTCTTGCATCCCATTCGACCCAGCCAACACAGACTATCAAGCCTTTTTGTTGTGGAAGTCCGAGGGTAACGAACCATTACCAGCCGATGAGGTGACAGTATGACAATGATTATTGATGGCTCAAATGGAGCCTTCTTTCCATCTTGGACAACTGCTACCCGTCCTGCATCACCAGTTGCTGGTGAAATGGGATTTAATACTACTACTAATCAATTTGAAGGTTATAACGGCTCTTCATGGGGTTCTGTTGGCGGTGGCGCAACAGGCGGTGGTTCTAACCAAGTATTTAATTTAAATGACCAAACCATAACCGCTAACTATACTGTACCAAGTGGTAAAAATGCTTCTACCGCAGGAACAGTAACTATTAATACTGGCGTTGTTGTCACAGTTTCTACTGGCTCACGTTGGGTAATCGTTTAAGGAAAAATTATGGCTGGCACTCTAGTCGCAAACACAATTAACACCGATACAGGTCTATTTAGCACCAACAATGCTTATTTAGGTATAGCTAAAGCATGGGTAATGTTTACAGGCTCTACTGCTGTAGTTAATGGTTCTTTTAATGTAAGTTCTGTAACTAGAAATAGTGCAGGTAATTACACAGTAAATTTTACTACTGCAATGGCTAATGCTAACTATGCTGGAACTATTGCTACTGCTTATTATGCAAGTGGCTCTGCACCAAGCAATGTGGGCGAATTTTGGTCAGGAACTAGAACAACCTCTGCTTATCAAATTGCCATGCAAAATAGTGCGGCATCAGGGTATCAAGATAGTCCATTTGTATCAGTAGTAATTTTTGGAGCATAAATCATGGCAGGAACAATCGTATCGGATGTTTTACAAGATGGTGCAGGAAACAGCACCGCAACAACTAATGCTATTAAAGGTAGTGCAAAGGCATGGGTAAACTTTGGTGGTGGGGCATCACCAATAATAAACGCTTCTTTTAATGTTAGTTCTATTACTTATAATTCTACTGGACAATTTGGTATAAATTTTACAACTGCAATGACTGATGCAAATTATTCAGCCGTAGGAATGGCTAATTACGCAGGAACTTCAAATCAAATGTTTGTAAATTACTCTGCTAACTTTACATCTACTGCAAGTATTTTATATATATCCACGCTTGATAGAAGCTCTAATTCTTTAGTAAATCCAACATTTGTAGCTGTAACTGTAACAAGATAATATAAAGGAATCAAAATGACACAAGTAATCATTTATACAAACTCAAATGGCGGTGTATCTGTCTGTGTCCCAACAGGCGAATTACCAATTAACGAAGTCTTAGCAAAAGACTGCCCTGCTGGTGCAATTATTGTGGATGACAGCACTCTACCTCAAGGTGCTGATTCCGTTTTTTTTGACGCATGGAAGCTAGATGGCTCTACTATTACTGTAGATTTCCCAACAGCCCAAGCCCACAAAC